AAATAAAATACTGATTTACATAATGGACATAAATTCGATGTTTTATATAATTTTTCGATACATTTTCTATGTAAACTATGAAAACATTGTGTGACAAATATTTTATCAATAATAAGAGATTCTAGACATATAGAACATTTTTCATTCTTGTAATTTTCTGTATGTCTGTGATTATTTATAAATTGTATCGGTAAACAATAATTGCATTCATTACAATGATATACGTTATGTTTGTCGCCGACTAGACACATATCACACTTATTACAATGATATTTTGCTGGAAAATTTTTGTCATATAATTTACATATATCGCATTGATATTCACTTAACTGATTACAGCACGAAATACATGATGTTAAATTCGTAATTTTTTGTTCAATGAAACATACATTACAAATGATTTTATTAATATCTTGTCGTTTTACTTCATGGTCTGAATTTTCGTTGTGACACTTCTTGCAAGAAAATATTTTATTACAACAATCAGCAAGAATAGAACAATTATTTACATAATGATTACACATAGATTTGTCACTTATTTTTATAATAAAAAATTTTATTCTTTTGATAAACAAATTCAATTTTTATTTAGATTTTAGTTTTAAAATCTTGTTAAAATCCCATCCAATCCATGACAGAATCGAGAAAAGATTTACCAGTTTTAGTATCCGAATTTGTAGGCTCAGATCCAAAATGGTCAACAACAGATGTCGAAATAGACCTAGACTGTGGAATGATATCTCTCTCGGGAATTCTACATGTCATGAAATATTCTTCATCTTCAAATCCGAATCGTCTGTAATAATCCTTTACACCAACACCGCTGATCACAGACATCTTATTATATCCATTTTCGCGTGCGATTTCAAATGCCTTGAGAACAAGTCGAGTTCCGAATCCCGAATGTTGAGTTGCTTTTTGACCATTCAAGAGTTCATTAGTGTCGTTAACCTTGACAACCTGCCCATAAACATGAAGCTCTCGAATCATCGCACAATTCACCAATTCTGGGAATACTTCCTTTCCTGTCTTGGTGTTTGTACCGGAATCTGATGAAAGACGCAGACGAAGAAAACCCAGAAGAACATCGTCGGGTGTCACAAACGATAGGAAGTATTCCATTCCACCCGAAGATTCAAACGGAAGAACATCGAGATATGCTTGCGATGTATCAACATCTTGTCCCTTGATCTCACGGCATCGAATACAATGACAACGCTGTCCCAACTCTTGCAATCTCTTTTGGACAACAGTTCGGATGTTTGTGTCCATGTTTCCACCCAAATGGTACTCCTCATTGATATCGCGAGGGAGTCGGTTGATTCGCACGGGTTTGGGAATTTTTGGTTTGACCTCCACCAACAGATCATGTAGTAGTGTCCAGTCTTTGTTGGTCTTCTGATCACCATAAGGTTTATAAACCCCATTCTGATAATCCTCCTTGATTCTGGTCCAGTCAGTCACTTCTGTTGGATAAATTTTCCATTGATCAACTTGCCAATTTGGATCTGTACAAATTGTATTAAACATCTCTCGGTCTAGTTCAAACATATTAACTGACGTGTCAATATCATCAATTTCGAACTTTTCCTTCTTATTGCTGACACCTTCCTTCAAGGGTTGTGGTAAGTCCGGCATGATATGGATATCGACTTTAAAATTGTTATCCAGGCACATTTTTATTGCCTCTCGGGCCCTCTCAGAAGTACATTCACGATTAATCCTATAAAGGATACGATCATCAATGTGCTGAACACCCATCTGAATGCGTGTTACACCATAACGTCTGAACATCTTAAGTTCACGAGCAGTAATCTGATCAGGTCGTGTTTCCAAAGTGAGACCAATAATTCTACATTGTGACTTTTCGTTCAACTTCTGTTCCTCTTCGATGCTAAGGGGGGCACGAAGTTCACTCGGATTTTGAGTCCGATTTGGATCATAGTAAGTATTCGCGGCATAATAAATGTCGCGAATAAACTGCTCACGATATGCCGGAGGATATGATGACCAAGTTCCACCAAGAACGAGAAGTTCAATCTTATCGACAGGATGACCCATTGATGCGTATGAGTTTGCACGATCATAAAACTGATCGATACAAACAAACTTGTTATGGTTTGCGCGTAACACACCTGGTTCCTTCTTCAGGTAACTGCGAGGCTGATCTGGTTCAGCAGGACAATAATAACAATCGTATTTACAACTGAATGCATGAGATTGTACTTTACCAAAATTGTCCACATAGTTGGGATAAGGTGCGGTGAATAATGCAATAACCATCACACCACTTTGTCCTCGTTGTGCTTTCGATTGCAACAGAAGCTCATATTTCGGATTATATTCGAATTCGTTTTCAGTTTGCGCCAAACGCCGGTACGTGAACAATAGCTCCTGGTTATTTGGTGTAGCCTTGTATTTCTTACGACATGATCGAATAAATTCCTTCATTTGATCGCGTGTTTGGATCTTCATTGTAAGCATTTCGCGTACAATCGCTTCGAGTTTCTTCGGATCAGTCAACATCTTCAATGGCTTCACAATATGTGGCTTACCAGCGACATCCTCAATGTCGACGGTGTGAACAGATGCTGAATCAGAATAAGCACAATCACTCATGGTTAAACAATACAAAACTGTTTTGAACAGTACTTTTATAATAAATAAATGTCAAATAATAAAGACTCTGCAGTTTATTTAATTTATCAATTTTTTATAAAATTATGTTAGTAATTTTATAAACAAATTAAATTATTCATAACAAACATAATCATACTCACTATGGTTTTCTGAATTGAATTTTCTGTATTCGCTTGTATCACACTTTATCGTATTCGCAGTTTGGACAATTCTTTGAATTTCTAAATCATTATCATGATCGTTGTGATTATTGTGATTATTGTGATTATTATGATTATTATGATTATCATTCTGATTACCTTGTTGATTAACATTATCATAAGGTTTAGTCAATTCATTAGTTATATCCATTGATACAATTGTATCAAACGGTTTATCGATAAGAATATATTCGATATTTGAATATTCCTGAACTTTATAACCTCCTAAATCTACTTCTTTATCGAATTGATATGCGTTATTGAGATGGTCTATCATGTCCATACGTGGCAAATAACTTAATTGAAATGATTCATGACAATCTCGGATATGAAAAGTATCATCGTCACCTGTATGGAGAACAACAAAAAATTTACCATTTTTTAAAAATATAATTCCATAGTCCATCTTCGAAAGATCTTTTGGGAAAATGTGATCGTAACCGATTATATTTTCCTTAATTAATTCATACGATGTTGGTGTAATATTATTTTTGTTTAAACCTGTCATTTCTATAAGTTGATCAAAAAATAATTGCATTCCTATATCATTAGAAAAATGGTTGCTTACTCCTTTTACTAACGCCCGTTCATGCGAAAATTGTGATATATCTTTGTTTTTGACAAATTCATTTACCGTAAGTAATGAAAAAAATGAACAAAAATTTTTACCTTTCATATTTTCTGCATTTGGCAAAGTAGAAAATCGTTTATCATATTGTGTAAATGTTTCGAACATTATTTGTTATCTCAGTAATTTATGTATTTGATCTTATTTATTAATATATTAAGTTTAACTATATCGTTTTTCAATTTTTATTATATTAAAACTAAGAATATAACTCAAACGTTTCACACGTCAAAGCGTCCAAGTTTATTCTCATAACACGATGCCATGGTGCCTCATAAACAAAATGTCTACTATATTTTTTTAATCTCCTGGGTTTTTCAATTAGTGACGGTCTGCTGAACAGTAATCCTTCTGTCATTCTTTTATTGAAAATTAAAAAAAGTGTGTCATCTGAAAATTTACTTTTCCGGGCATATACGTAAGGTTTACTGTACGGATATTTATCATCGATCCATTGAGCACATACCTGTAATTCCAAGTATTTATATCTACAATTTGGTATATTCAGTATCATATCCTCGTTGTATATATCCGGATTATCTGCGACATTCTCTCCCAATATTTCTTGTATTTTTTTCCTGGCAGGAATATCATATTTATCATATAATTTCTGGTCAAACTTTTTAACTTTTCCTATAAATAAATTTTTATAATTGTTTTTATTATTGGCATTATTGACATTATTGACATTATTGACATTATTGACATTATTGACATTATCGATTATAGGTAATTCACTTTTATCACACGGTATATTATTCTCATCGTTCATTTTACGGTTATACTATATCTTTAAATAATTTGATTATAGTATAGAAAAAAATATATTGGGAGGAAAAAAAAATGAATTAAAATATATTAGTTATTTAGATACATATTAGGAACAAAGAATAAGTGATATACACAATGGATGATATGGAAACAATTGAATCAATCGAACAGAATGATTGGATGATTAATAATGAAATGAAAAATAATGAACGATTTAAATTGTCAGTTAGTGCCTATTATCTACATAATTGGTATAATAAGGTCCATGATATAACATTTGAAACGGTTATATATCCTATAACGACATTAGAAGATAGTTGTCCCGATATTTTACCATTTGAACAATGTATGGTGCGATATGAAAATAAATCGCCAAAGGATAGTGAATTTTGGGGTCCGATAACAAATAAACAACAACTTATTAATATATTTAATACAAGTTTACGTTGTGTTACAAATAAGGGGAATCTATTATGCATAAGAAAATGGGAAAACAATTGGGGACCAGAATTCCGTTGTTTTTGGAATAAGCAATTAGTGTGTGTTGGAGATCATTCAAAGGAACAATTATTGAATGGTGATAATAGTCTCAAACTCTGCAATGAAATAATTGACTATATCGATTCCATTAGCTCTAAAATACCGTACAAAAAATGTGTATTTGATATAGTCAAGTTAAAGGAAGGATTCAAATTGATTGAATTCAATAGTTGGGAATCAAATTCTGGAGCAAATCCATTTGATTGGATTGATGATACAGAACTATTGTATCCAGATTTTACGGTTGATACGATTACGATTCATTTTAGATCATTGCGTGATGATAGTAATAATAAGAAAAATATTAAAATTAATGTTCCAAACAAACACAAGGAACATATTTTTAAAACTAATTTTGATATAAATAAATACTCTATTTTGAAACAATGTGGTTCAACATATTTGGCTACTGACAAATATTTGTACGTGATGACAGATATATGGTTGGGATTATTTAATATTAATGATTTATCCAATATTTGCTGGAAACGAGGAGTTTATAGATTTTGTGATATTGCTCAGTTAGAAAACAATGTTATACAAGTTGGCGATAAAAAATATAACTATGATCTGTCTCCTATTCCTGTGCGATATCAAAATCAAAATCAAAATCAAAATCAAAATCAAAATCAAAATCAAAATCAAAATCAAAATATAGATATTACGCATCCAAATCATAGATATGGTTTTTATTGTAAAAATAAAGAAACAAATAAAATATCTTTTTGCAGATTACTAACTTATGCTGATGATTATTCTTTTATTCTGGACAATGATTAAATCTCCACGACATATTCCTCAGATGTATGTTGATGTCTATCGTCAAAATCTACATCATCATCTTCATTATAACTACCAACACCATCGGCAAAATTGTTACTTAGTTTATTAGATTCTTTGACGTCTGTTGGTATTAATCCCACACTGTATTCGCATAGGTAACAACCACCACTATCAGAATTTCTGGTACAATCGGCAACAACGTGAATGTCTTTGCATTTCAAAATGTAATCAACTATCAACATACCATATTTTCCATCGACCAATTTTCTTGACTCGGGTGCATAATTCATCCAAAAAAGACAATGGTAACATTGTCTTTCTTTGTTTTTGTCTTCTGCAACTAACATATCTTCAATGTAATATTTCGTGCAGAAAATACAATGACCCAACGAATTTCTGAGATTTTTATCCATAATATCATCGTACATATATTGAGGAACTCCATCTGTTGAAACAACATTGTTTGAATTTTGCATTCCTTTTACTGCAGGGTTATTGTTATTATTATCGCAATCATCTTCATTATAACTTTGGTCGTCCTCTGACATACCGTCGACTTCATCTTCATCAGACTTGTAGGCTTTGTCGTATTCCATTATTATTATCCAAAATTATACTAAAAAGAGTTAATATACATATATTCTATATACGTTTTCCTATATGTTGTTTAAGATAATGAACAATCAATTTTTTTTATTTAATTATTAGTTAATTCCGTTGATTATATTATAAAGTCCCTGTATGAATGTTGTTATTCTAAGATTTGTTTTATCAAGACTATTTAAATAATTATATGCTTGGTTCATGAGTATATTATTTGGATCTACAAGTGAGGTAGTTAAAAATGAAGCTTCCTCGATCGATGAGTAGTACAATGGATAATTATCACCCAGTATTTCTACAACCGCGGGTAGTTTATTAATAACTATTGGTGTATTTCTTACAACACATTCTATTAAGGTATTACATGCTGATGCATCAACTAAATATAAGAATACTACATTTTGTGATAATAACGTATCATATCCTGCATTCGATACATTTGATGTTATAGTAACATTGGCATCATTATATAATAATGATGAAATCATACCCGCAATATATTTATTTGGTATAATAATTGATGTATTTGATGTATTTGATGTATTTTGTGTTGGATTTATTGTTATTACATTGCCTGATATATTTGTTATTACGTTGTTTCCTGATATATTTGTTATTATATTATTTGATGTATCAGTCAATGGATTACCAGATATATTTGTCATTGGTGTATAATTTTCATCATACGGTCCCGCTATATTAGAAAATAAAGTTGTTAGTTCAGAATTTGGTAAATTTGATATATTTGTTATATTTAATCCTGATATATTCAAACTTGGTGTATTGGGTATGACTGAGTTTAAACCACATGTATTTACTGAAACTAATTCGTTGTTATCCACAGATGCTATAGATGCAATTTGATTAAAATCAAAATTAATAGGTTTAAAATAAAAATCCATACCAACACTTTTAAGATATGTTTTTGTAATATTTGGATTATTAATATATAATTTATATATTGCGTACGAATCTCTTAACCAACCGCCTATTTGTACTATTTGTTTTGATGTGTTTGCATTAAAATTATCTACGGTAAACATATCCGTAACAAATAATGTTGGATGACATAGGTAGTAGACGTTAATATTATTAAATCCTAAATTTATTAAATTTGTTTGTAACCAATTTTGTAAATATTTTGATAAACAAATGATACCTTTACAATTCGATAATGATTGTTGAAATATAGGATCATTTATAATATTTGTCGCATTATTAACTGAATATGTTTGATTCGGAGGATGATGTAGGACTCCGATCCAATTTGTTTTATACGGTATTTTTCCATTCGCAATTAAAACGTTGCGTTCCCATAAGAAAGTTGCATCCATATAGTCGTCAAATATTAAATCAGTACCATTATCTTGAATATTTTGTATTATATTCAATAAAAACGTCCATCCAGCACGATGATAATTATCTAATCTAGCATGATCAATGTAATTTAAATTTATTTTTTTAATTATTGCTGTTGCTTCTGGTATTATGTTTAATAAAGTTATTAATGTATCGGATAATATAGTTTGAGTTGGTATTGTTGTAGTTGTCGTTGTTGAATTATTTATTGTTCTTATTGTCGTTATTACTAAGGCTGTTTCCATAATTCGTGATATTTCATCAGTCAACGAAGAAATCACTGTTGTATTATTTAAAGTATCGTACAATAATTGTACTTGTGTTGGTGTAACCGATGGAATAGACCACGTTACAATAATAGAACCAGATTGGATGTTTACTATGTTAATTAAATCAGGCGAAATATTATATATTTTAGATATTGATGACTTAAATGTTTGTTCAAATAAATTTTTAGATTGCTCATTTCCTATAATTGTATTATAATCTCCCGCAAACGTATACATTTGATGAATGTCATTGTTTGCACCTGTACCTGGATTTGAATTATTTTGCTGTTCTTCACAATCATGTTCTTGTTTCTCACGTTCTTGTTTTTCACGATCATGTTCTTTTTTTTGCTCTTCTTCACGATCACGTTCTTCACGATCAAGTTCTTGTTTTTCCTGTTGTTCACGATTACGTTCTTCACGATCATGTTCTTCACGATCATGTTCTTCACGATCATGTTCTTCACGATAATGTTCTTCACGATCATGTTCTTCACGATAATGTCCTTCACGATCATGTTCTTTACGATCATGTTCTTGTTTTTCATGTTGTTCACGAGTATGTTCTTCATGATTATGTTCTTGTTTTTCATGTTCTTCATATTCATGATGTTCGCGTAAATGTAAATGTTCATGACCATGTTCACTATTATTGTTATGTTGGAAATTAGAAATTTGCATATTATTCTTTTTAAATGGATAATTTGAAATTTGTATATTATTTTTTTGTAGAGGAGAAACAAAGTTTAGTCTCGGTAAATTTATATCGGCTGATGTTCCAAATAGTGTATTCAATACATTGGATTTATGTTGAGTGTGATTACCGTTATAATCGACCAATTTTATTTCATTATCTTTATCATATGTGAAGGTTCGCGGATTCCTATTATCTTGCGGTTCCATACTATAATAATTGTATTGTATATAATAAGATAACTATATAAACTCTTTTTATGGATGATAAAAAAAAATAACAAAGATAGAAAAAATATTGAAATCGTTATTATATTATAGAAGACTATACGAAATTACGTGATATATTATGTTAATTATCGTTCACGATGAATAATTCAGTGGAGTTCAAGAAATTAATAGCTTTTAGTCATTCTATTAACACTTTAAATCCAGAAATAAAATCTCTGGATTTTTCCAATTTATATAACGGAAAAAATGGCTTGGATGGCTTGGATGGCTTGGATGGCTTGGATGATTTTGATAATGATCTAGGAAATATTCCATCCATTGTGATGATTGGATCACAAAGTTCGGGAAAAAGTACATTGATTAATAGAATCGCGGGATTTAATGTTTCACCGACTGGTAGTGGCCTTGTGACTACAGCGCCATTGAATATTCTCATGAAAACATCGGAAAATCGGAGAGTTGTTATCGAAAATAAATATTTTGATAATTTCAAACAAACCGCTGAAGAAGTTGAAATGGTTCAACAATATATTAGAACAATATCGAAACAATTTGCTGATGAACAACACAGTCCGATAAGTTCTAAATCAATCAACATCGTTATAGAATCTCCCAATGTTTGTAATATTAGTATGATTGATTTACCCGGTTTGATTGCTGTTCCAAAACAACAAAACCAAATGGAATTAATTGATAAAATTAATAACATTGCTGCACAATTTATTTCTCGTCCAAATTGCATTGTAGCCGTTATGATACAAGCAGGTTCTGATTTGGAAACGAATATTGCCCTAGCACTATTAAAAAAATACAACTATCAGTTAAGTAATTGTGTTGGTGTTCTGACAAAAGTAGATCTCACTGACATTTCTGATGATGGAATTTACGAAATACTGAACGGTGGTACAGTTCCGGATGCATTTAGAATGGAATATGGATATTTTGCTATCCAATGCAAAACACTTGACAAAATTAACAATAATAATAGATTCGGTGTTGATAATTTATTGCAGTTTCTTGCTCAAATTTTGATGAAATCATTGAAAGTACATCACAATAAATTTATTAAAATAATTGACTCAATACATACAAAACTTCAAGGTAGACTAATTAATTTAGGCGATGATATTATTTTTGACGAAGCAAATGGTGCTAAAATAGACCAAAAAATATTCATTGTCCATAAACATCTTGTTCAGCTATGTGGAATCATTGTTTCGGATATAGAAAATTATCAACTTAATAATATAAACAATAATTTGGGTTCATGTTTTAAATCTCATGCATTAAAATTAAAAACTAATATAAAAACTCTTAATCCTTTCACAATAGAAATTTATACCAACGAATATTTTGATAAAATCATTGCAACAATTAATGGTTATCACATGGATAACTATGTGTCATCAGTCAAACTATTAGAATTTTGTCTACTGGATAAAGAGAAAAATCCGATGAAACCGTTGCATGATTTATCAGTGAATTATATCATAGCATTTTCTTCTGATCTAACAAACAAAATAAAACAAATATGCACAGAAACGAATGGATACAATTTATATCCACAATTTTATAACGCCATTTATCAACTAATTATCCAATATATTCAAAATTTACAAAAAAATGCGTTGAAAGCTGTTAATGAATTTACGGAGTTTAATAATTCATATATCTGGACTGGTGATAACATTATTGATTCAATTGATTCAGAAATTACAACACCAGGTGGAATAAATAGCGATGCTTGCGATTATCATGATCCGTATACTGAATATACACCCATTGATAAAAATTATAAAAAATCTATCACTGAAAAAGATAATAAAAATAAATTCAAATATAATATTTTGCGTCGTCAACTAGAAACTTATTATAATACTGTTAAAGATATTTACATTAAAATGGTTCCGAAGATATGTATGACTCGTTTGATTCGTGAATTACAAATAAATCTGTACAAACATCTCACTGATAAATTAACTCAAGATATTATCAACAATATAACCGAAAATGAATCAATTATTGCAGAAAAAAAGAAGTTAAGATCCATTATTGGGAAAATAATTGAAATAAAAGAAAATTCTATAATAAATGTGTAATACACAATGTTTTCTTTTATTATCTTTTCTCTAGCGAAAAATATTTTGTTGCCATCAAAAAAGATGGTTTCATGAAATGCATTCCATATTTCACACAGCCAAATCCAAACAATGATACAATCGATAATGTGGTTAATCCGATGCCAATTCGTGTACAATACTTTATTAGTTTATTTTCTTCTGTTTCTATTGACTCAAAATTATTCCATCCTTTGTTATCACTGACCGAAATTATTTTTGTATTGAATTCTGTATCATACAGAATGGTTGTAAATTTATGGATCACCTTTCCGTGTACATTATTTTCAACCATATTTTTCAAAATGATATATATATTAATGACGTCATTCCAATTTTTAATTTTTTTAATTTTTGGAATTAGTAATTCTTCCAACAATTCACACGTCATTTCTGAGTATTTGATGTCGTCATTTTTTTCGTTATTTTTATTACTGTTTTTACTGATTACTTCCCACAATCTCGTCATATTTTTTGTCATAGGCGAAAATTGTGATCGTTTTTTTGTTTTTGAAGACATAGTTGCAATGTAAATAGCATTGCTAAAAGATTCAACTTGAAGATTCAAAAATGGATTTTCCATTGTTATCTCCTTTGTATTATATGATATGTTATCAGAACTTTAATATATTACCCAAATAATTTATGTGATATATATGAATAAATTAAATCAATTTTTTTTAATATTACAATATTCGTTTAAAATATTACAATATTCGTTTAAAATATTACAATATTCGTTTAAAATATTACAATATTCGTTTAAAATATTACAATATTCGTTTAAAATATTACAATATTTGTTTAAAATATTTGTTTGGATTTTAAAACAATGAGTGTTATTCCACAAATAATACCCGTTACAACTGGTATGCCTACCCATTTATAATATTTATAATATTTATTGTATTTATTATAATTATCAGTTTTGGGTTCAGTTTCGCATTTATTCTCTTTTGTATTGTATTCTGAATCAAGTTCGTTAATTATTGATTGTCTAAAGTGAATATTTTCATCTGGTAACATACAAACTTGTTTTGTATTAGAATTGGAATTTGAATTATTAAGATTATCTGATTCTTCTGATTCTTCTTCTGATTCTTCTGATTCTGATTCTGATTCTGATTCTTCTGATTCTTCTTCTGATTCTTCTGATTCTTCTGATTCTTCTGATTCTTCTTCTGATTCTTCTGATTCTTCTGACGACGATTCAGCCTCGGAAACGGCATGGGAATCTGATTCGGGTTCGATTAAATTATTTGGATCAAATGATTCGGGTAATTTTGTAAATTCGGTAAAATCCACATATTTTTTAATAGTTGATGAATCATTTTGTTCGGTAAATTTGGTAGGTACATTTGCTGCATTTAATTCGACTGATTCGATCGATTCGACCGCATCGGCAGATTTAATAACTGATTCGGTTAGATTAATTATTTGTGAATCGATTATTTGTGATTCTTGGACCATAATCATTGATTCGTTTTCTGTTGCATTCTTTACATCATTCATTTCAATATTCATGCTGAATATGGCTATTGTTATGATATAAGTGAGATATATAAATAATGATATGTAAATAAAATGATGTTGCATAATAAAAAAATATCAATTTTTTAACTCTTACTATTAATCATATTACGTTTACAACATCGAGTATTTTGTCTGAGTTTATCCGTATTTGTTCCATTGTAACAGAATTTCTTACAGTAACTGTATTATCAGTCAATGTTTGGAAATCTACAGTGACGGCCAATGGAATACCTATTTCATCTGATCTGACGTATTTTTTGCCTAGACTGACTGTAGAAAAATCAGTAAATGTCCTTATACCATTTGATTCGAGATGTTTAGAAATTTTTTTAACAAAGTTTGTCATATCATTATTATTACTCAATTGAAAAACACATATTTTATATGGTGCAATATTATCATTTAAAACAATAACTAATCTATTGAGATCTTTTTCTCGTTGATAAATATTCTGCTTCAAAAGAACATAACATAAGCGATCTATACCGAATGAAGGTTCTATTGTATAAGGAACAAACGTATCAAATACTTTTTCATCGATTATATTAATACATTTATCAGGTATTTGAAATTGTGTTATAACATCATCAATCGAACTATTTGGATTTTGTAACATTTCTCCTATTTCCTTTACGCCGTTTTTATCAAAACATTTATTTAATTCTCTGAAATTTAATTGCCTTTTTTTATTCATCTTAAATGTCTCGCGTTTCATATTAAATTCACCTTTAACACCATGTGCCAACAAATCATATGATCCACGATGTGCAACACCAATACATTCTAACCATTTATCGTCGACATAACATTCTAAATCCCAACATTCGAGTGCATAATGTGCCATTTCATTTTGTTTATGTTGTCTAAATCGTAATTTATTGAGATCCAGCCCAATATAATTAGTGAATTCTATAATTTTAGCCAAAAATACTGCCATAATTTGATTACAAATTATTTTATTATTGACTGCATTTTCAACATCAATGTATAACAAATCATTTTGTCCGGTGTTTTGGTTATGTTCTGTTAAAAGTGGTAATACTTTATTTTTAACATCATCATAATAGTTATTTGTATCATCAAGAGGATCAAAAAAATATTCTATCTCCGCCTGGGTGAATTCTCTCAATCTTGTGAATGGGTGCGGTGATATTTCTCTCCTATAAGATTTACCCGTTTGAGCAATACCAAAAGGTAATTTATTGGAAAAATAGTCTAAATAATGTTTCATATTGACAAACATACCTTGTGCAATTTCTGGACGTAAATAGTCTGTGTCTGCATTTATCATAAGATTTTTTTGACTAACTTTAGAGTCTTCTGATAATTCTATCAAATTATTAGTTTTAATTATTGTCTCTAACTCAACAGGATCTGATAAATTTATTGTATTTTTTTGGGGATTTATAGCAATAAAATCCTCAACCAAATGATCCGCACGATGACTAACACCGTTTTTATCAATAATAATGGGATCATAAAAGTTATCTACGTGTCCACTCACTTTCAAAACACTAAATGGAGTGATTATAGGTGTTTCTACTTCATGAATATTATTGAGAAGCATAATTTTACGCCATGCATTGATGATGTTTTGTTTTATTTTATGTCCGATCACACCATAATCTTGAAAACCAGCTGAATTAGTTGTACCACTATATAGTTGATATGATGGTGTTATAAATTGTGTATTAATCAAATGATTCGCAATTAGTTGCTTATCATTTGTTTTTAGTAATCCATTCATAATTATTTTTACTTAATTTTTACTTATTTATTATATTTATAATATTAATTATTTATTGAAATTAAACTTCAATTTTTAATTCATTTTAAATTTAGTAATATAAATAAATAATTTAAAATTAGCATAATTCGTTGACTTTATGATTTGTTCTTAAAATCTCGATCATTTGGTTTAAAATTCTTTGATCGGGAACATCTATGCAATGGTTTAATAATAAGACAAAATTATCTGCAAGAACTTCTTCCGGATGAATAATATAATCTGTATTATTACCAATTTTGTTTCGCAGTCCAACAACATCATCATATGATAGCAATTCCTCTGTACTATTTAGTTCATTATCAAGAACCACAAATAATTTTCTGATATATTTGAAAAAATTTGGTTCCTGTTCGACAACATATGATTTTGATGCCACAAGAACTGGTGCAACATTTACAGGATCATCATTACTCAATCGTTTAAGTGAAATCCAGTGTTCAATAACACATGCATCCGGATTTGTGACCTTTAAATTCATGAGATTACTCGGAATACAAATTTCTTTTGGTACTCGTAAATATCCAATAATTTGATACATAATATCTCTCATTTGAATGTTATTTCGGCTCCATATATGAAACAATTCATGCTTGATAGTCGAATTCCAATTATGACCGCTTGTTAATGATGCAAGATCACCAACAGGATTGTTTTCTTCATCAACACTCAGAGGTAAAATTATAAGATTGCTATTGCGACAATAAGCAGCCTTTGCTTCATCCTGCCCGTTTGTTAGGATAATATAAATTGTTGAAGGAAAAGAACAATATTTAAGAACATCATTTGAATTGTTGTTCATATCTTCAATGACTGATTGGACCTGACCTGCACATAGATTTGACCAAGGCATAATTTGTTGAGTGATAAAGGATACATATTCTTCGATAGATGGTGTTGGTGAAATATTCATTCTACATTCCAAATCAAATGGACTCATTGATTCAATAAATTTATCTTTTTTACTAAATTCTTCAATAGCTTTTTCTCCATCAATTAGTTGAACTATAACAGGTGATTTAGCATTCAGAATAAAATTTCTTTCGTTTGTTGCTGTCATCGGTGGTTTTATTATTTTAAAATAGATTGTCATTAACGACTTTAATAATATTTTAATAAATCAATTTTTAATTAGTTGAGTCAAAAAATATTGAATCATACATTGAAGATATAAATAACGATTAATATATATAAATATAAATACAAATTCAAATATACTATCAAAATGACAGAATCCGCGAATCACAGTCTCACATACAAACGACTAAACCATTTCACAGAATTATTAAACCGATTTATTGAACGTGATGATGATAATATTCCTGTTCCAGATAATGTAATAAATTCTGTACAAAAATATTTCATAGAAAGAAATATTCAAACAGCAAATACATTTAATACATCACGGGCATTGAAGGATTTGAAGATGTCGACATATTATGAGCATGTACCACGTATTATAAATCGCCTAAATATTATTAATAATAACAATAATAATAATTCTATAATCAACGATATTGAACAGAGTGATCAGATTGAACAAGTTGATGAGATTGAACAAGATTTTGAGTGCGCAATTTGTTTTGAAGAAAATATTAAACAAATAACAAAATTAAATTGTAATCATAAATTTTGTACAGATTGTATTAATAAATTTAAAGAATCTATTATTAAATGTCCATTGTGTAGATGCCAACATATAATGAAATCGAATAATTATGACAGAAATAATAATAATAATAAAAATTTTACAAATATTCCACCTAAACTAACAAATGAGCAAATAAATAAATTGAAACAGGATTTCGCTTATGTTAGTAACAAATTCACTGAAAAAACTGCAAACACCGATCGTAAAAATATGTTTAATTATAATTATGTATTGTATAAACTCGCCGAAAAAAATAATATTGATTTAGGTCTTGATCCTAATGAAATGTTACTAAAAAATTATGAAAAACTAAATTATCATAACAAAATGTGGAATAAAATATATCCACCTACTATTAATTCAAATTCTGATGTCGATACTGATACAGATACTGATTTGGGATATGATGATAATTCAGAACCAAAACAAGAAATTGAGTCAGAAATTGAGTCAGAAATTGAGTCAGAAATTGATTCAGAAAATGAATCGAAAAATTTTACAGTTTTTAATGCATATAAGTGTTATAAATGTGGTGAAAATAAATGTGTAGTTCAGGAGTATCAATCACGAGCTGCTGATGAACCAATCAGTCGTATTATAACTTGTCTTGTATGTCATAACACATACAGAAAATAAATCGAGAAATATAGAAAAATATTTGAGTTATGTAGATGATATTGATGAATAATGATAATTGTCTATATCAGCAGATACCGAATTTTTATAGAAAGACATCAACGACCATCCATAAAAACATAAATTTGCTATAAATGAGGTAATATCGCGAAATGACACTAAATAAGTATCATCATCGTTACTCGTAAAATTTATTACAGAAAATGTATACACACTCATAACAGTTGCGATTATAAATATTGTTGCAAAAATTCTATTGAGAATACGATATCTTGTTGACTTTGACACTATTTTATTATCCTGAAAAGGTGTCGTTTTTATTGTTGTAGAAATATATTTTGAACTTGTTTTTTCATCTAGAATATACAGAAGCCAAAATAGATACACGAAATCATTCGTGAGGGGAATTTGTTTTTGCATATACAATGGAATTACTTGAGTCAGAGTCGTAATAATATATGCAAATTGTAAGCACAATAATCTAATCAATCTTTGTTCATTACTCATGAGTCTACTTTCACAATTTTTAATATTCAGTACAACAAGTATTATACCGTATATTATTTCTGTTATAGCAAATAGAAGATATAATATAGTGAGTTTTCCTTCTGGATGACTTTCTTCTTTGAAGTAACTATATAAATCTCCAGAAACAACAAATCCTATAGTGCAAAATATGAAAATAATATTTATTAATTTACTTAATTTATTACTATTTGGTATTTTAATATTAATCAAAAAAACATTAAAGTAAAACAAAATCGTTGTTACATGTAAAGGCGATACATGTTTATAAAAATCTTCGTATTTATAAGCTGTTGCACTCCATAGGTAAATTGACGCCGATATTAATGATGTAATTGCGATCGATAGTCTTATCAGTAGGGATTTCGTCTCCATGATAAGAGTTATTGTATAGATTTATTATTATTGCACTGTAATCATTTTAAATTTTCAATTTTATGATTTTTTATTATTTTTGTAATTTTTTATGAGAATTTGCTGAGTAACAATGTTGAGAAATTATTTACAATCATTTCTCCAACTCCATTATATTTACTAACCTCTTCCAGACGTTTATCTGTGTCTAAAATTTCCGAACTGTTATTTTTAATGATAGTTTTAATAAAATCGATTGTATACTCAGGATGAAATTGTGTTGTCCAAACTTTATCGCCAATCCGAAAAGCATAATATTTATTAAATGATGTTGATGCCAATAATGTGAAAAAACTACGATCTATTTCATTAATATCTAGAACGATTTGTTTATGGTTTGCAATAATGTTCAGATTCGTTTGATCAATTGTTGAGAATAATGGATCATTTTTTGTCGCGTCAGTTAATGAAATATTAGTTAGACCGAGTTGCCATGATAACGATGGTATCCAACTAATTTTGCATCCAAAAATATCACATATTAATTGGTGTCCAAAACATATTGCTAAAATAAATATTTTTTGTTCCAGTATGATTTCTTTTAGGACTAGAGATAAATCACACGCCCACACGTGTCTATCGGTAATCATCGATGGACTACCGGAAAGTATAATAGCATCATATTGTTTTAAATATTGTTTTAAATCTTCCTTTGTTTTTCTATTTGTTGGAGACCATGGGATAAAAACATCCACATCAAATAAATTTTGTGAAAAATACTTTCCAAATAAAATATCAGCAGATATAGGTCCATTTTGTATCATTATAATTTTTGGTTTATTTTTATTCATTTGTTGTTTCCTATTATCCTTTTGATAAATATTTTATTACTGGACATATTAATTTAACTATAAAATTGAATAAATAACATACTTTATTGTTTATATATCATCATTATTGATTAATAAATTATTAATCAATCTGGTATGACAAGACGCAGAAGAAAATCAAGTTATTCTGATTCTGATTCTGATTCTGATTCTGATTCTGATTCTGATTCTGATTCATATGATTCTGATTCTGATTCATATGATTCTGATAATTCCTATGATTCATATGATTCACATGATTCTGATACAGATGATTCACATGATTCTGATACAGATGATTCACATGATTCATGTCATTATTCAGATTATGTATCAGATGATAATACAAATGATACAAATGATACAAATGATACAAATGATACAAATGATACAAATGATATAAATAATTCGAATGATATAAATAATTCGAATGATACAAAGAATGATATATTTCCACCGAAATATAACGACGAAGCACCAAAATATGAGTATAAAACTAAGGTGACTTTTGCAGAAAATATAGTTGAAAATAAACAAGATATACCGCCCGATCTTGTACCTAAAAAAAAATCTAAATTTTTTAAATGGTTAAAAAAAATCTTTAAAAAGCGGTCTTCAGATTAGAGTTTTAATAAAATAATTACATTTTGTTACGATAAATACTATCGATCAATAAAATTTTTTTTGAATGTTTTATAAATCTAGCATTTTTTTTATTGGGATCTTCTATTGTTTTTCTGTTATGTTCTAATTTTTCATCTATTTTTTCCACAAGAATTCTATCAATATTTAATCCATATTGTGCATAAATTAGATATAACACTGTATCATTCTCTAAAATTGCTCGCGTGATTTCTTCTAATCCATCATTAGTAATGTCGTTGTGAATAATAGCTATCAGTTTCACAATTTTATTTTCTCTTATAAATTTGCTGATATATGATGCACCTTTGTCACTAATTCTATTACTTAATTCGCCCATATCGGCAGTTGCTTTATAGAGGCCGATATCTAAAGCTTGTAATTTGGGATGATGAGTTAACGTTTCATATAGGACTTGTGCCGATTTGTCTGATATTCTATTTGATCCAACATTTAGTCGTTTGAGGTATTTATAATTTTTAAGTGATTCGAATAGCATACAAACTCCCTCATCATCGAGTCTGTTCATGCTTACCCATAAACTTGTTATGCCTTTTTCTTTTCTATTTATAAAGTATTCACATAATGGTTTGATTCCTTCTGTTGTCAAACCATTCGCATCAATATAAAGATGTCTAAGAGATTTATTTTCTTTTAGTCCTTCCACTAAATAATACATTCCTTCATTGAATATTGCCGTATTTTGAAGATCGAGAATTTTTATATTTTGATTAATTTTAAGAAGATCACCGATATGTTTTATTCCTTCTGGTTGAAGCGGATTGCGTTTTAACCATAGATATTTCATGTCTGGATCATTTTTAAGTGCATTACAAATAATTTTTATCCCATCTTTATCAATTTCATTTCCAGCTAAATACCATGTTTCTATTTTTGACTTATGTGGATTGATTAAAAAAGTAGCAATTGAATTCGCTCCCGTTGTATTGATAATATTATTTCCTAATAAGAAATGTTTAATTTTGTCGTTGTCTTTGAGGGATGCAAGGAGATTATCGGCCCATGTTGGACCAACAACTTGTTTGCATAAATCCATTCTTCCGTCTGTGTAAACAGCACCTCGGTTAAATTTCATATATGCACCGTTCTTATCAACAATGTCGCCACGTATTGTTTCGTTTGATGATAAGAAATTGAAGAAATCCGATAATTCAGTATATTCAGATATATTGACCGGCATAGCTTCAGGTTTAGCAACAGCTTTGGACACAGGACGATTTTTAAGTTCACACCATAAACCTTTGTGTTCATTTAATCTAGCTTGTTTAAATGATATTTTTTCATCATATTTTTTCTTTTCCTGTAGTTTATAATAAGCCGTTAATTCAGCTATTAATTTACTATATTTAATGTACGAAATTGGAAATTTTGATTCGTTCGATCCTTCCCCCGGAAACATTTCAAGAGCTGTTTTTTTAGCTATTCCTATTTTTTTATCCAAACTTGATTGTATTCTCGGAGCGAATACCGAACAACATGTGATATCTTCACCTTTTTTCATTTTCTCTTTGTCAATCAATAATTGTTCTTTTATAATTTTCATTATGTTTCGTGTTACATCGGAATTATAAAATAATGTATCAATATCTTGTTTATTCTGTTCGGCGAGATCTTCAGATTGTTGAACAAAACTATTAAGACATTTATTGTAAAAATCATCCAAACTACTGCGAATCTTATAAAATTCCATTTTAAATTTATTATTTTTGATATATTTATATATTCATGTTCATATTCTTATCAACGAATATACTATAAATTTCAATTTTATTATTTATTTCTATCTATACTTATTCGTAATCTTTTACTATTTCCGTTGACTTTTTCTATTAATGTTTTGGTTGCATTAATTGCTGTTTTATTTTCTTTATTAGTATTCACAGGACTCAAAAACGATACAGATGATGTTTCATCAAATCTATTCATCACATTATTTGTACCGTATGAATTTTCAGAATTTTCAGAATTACTCATTTCATAATCGTCTGAAATATCTGATATATATGATGTGTGTGATGTGTGTGATGTGTGTGATGTGTGTGATGTGTGTGATGTGTGTGATGTATGTGATCTATGTTTTATATGTCTATCATTCGCCATATTTATTGGCAGATTGTTTTCATAACTATCACTATATTGTGTTGATAATATATCAGAATCGATTAAAATTTCTTTAGAAATATTAGTTGACTCTGATTCTTCTGGTTCTGTTACAGCAACGTTTTCGATTAAATCGACTTGATAGTCAGTTTCATTCTTGGCAAGTGTATCGATAAATGTCTGATCATTATTTTTTTCTAGATTAGTAGAAATATCTGTGCCTTTTATGGTTATATCATTTAAGTAATTCTGTTCATTATTGGATTCCGTTTGTATTTCTTTTTCTTCCATTTTGGGCATATAATTTTCTTTTAATTCAATTAATTGTTCATTTCCATCTAATCCTTCTAAAAATCCACAAATCATATCAGTTAATACCATTAATTGTTTTAATAAATAATATGATACATAATTGTCTATTATACTTGTGATTGATCGCGACATTAAATTTCTTATATATAGCCCGAACAATCTACATTTTTCGCGTATATGTGCTCTTTCAGTATATTTTAATGTAAAAAAAGCCGCACCTAATGTAATCAATATTGATGAAAAATACATTACGAATATTAATGATAACATTGTATTTCTTATAAATAAATAAATAATGATATATTTAAAATTAATTTATAATATATTTTAACCGAACTAAACTAAATCGAAATAAATCGAACTAAATTTAATTAACGATATTTATAGTTCGAATAAAAAAATTTGTTTTGTTACTTAATGAATTCTAATGTTGTAATTCCTGCTTTGATAATATAAGTTTTGATATTGTCTGTTTGATTACCAGAAAATGTTATTTTTTTTTTTCCATCTGCCTCATTTCCTGATACACTTATAGTTCCACTGCAACCATGCTGTTCTTTCATTTTTTTAGTAAATGGTTTTATATCATCAACTTTCATAAAATCTTCTAAACCAGTAATTTCTGTTTTCAATCTATTACCATCCTTAAATACTTTGATATGAATTTTTTTATCTATTTCTTTTAGATCGTCATCACTTTTATTACTTATTTTTTCAAGTAATTTTTTTGCATCCATATGTCTAATTATATAATTAACTGTATATATAATATTATTAACATATATTTTATTTATCAATTTTTATGAATTCTGTTGTATCGAGTCAAATTTGTGCAGTTATCACCATACAATTTTCATAAATTTCATGTTCAGTTATAAAATATGTTATTATATTCGGCCTATCGATTTTATTTGTTTTATTTTGATTGCCTGGTAGTTCTGTCACCTCTGGTAGTTCTGTCACCTCTGGTAAGTAATTATATAATCCATGATATGCATCAAGAATTTTATCGATTCGTTCATCATATTGATCAATTTCTTCAAATGACTTGATTACTTTTGGATCGTTTAGTGCTGTATGCAATTTAATTCTTTCATCTCCATTGTCTGTTACATCACACTGTTTACATTTCCTAATATGTGCTAATACGTCATTTATAATATTATTTTCGTCATCATATTCAGCATTAACAAGTCTTGTACTATATCCATCACATAAAGTAATCATTACAGGAATTATACCATTATTTGTTTCGATATTTGTTTGAATATTTGTTTCGATATTTGTTTGAATATTTGTTAAATTGGAACCAGTTGAATCGTTAATATTATTATCATATTCTTCTAATTCCATAATTATTCCCTTAGTTTTTTCCTCTTTTTGTTTAATTTGTTTAATTTGTTTAATTTGTTTAATTTGTGTAGTTTCCTTGTTAGGTTTCATAAGAGTACGAGGAATTTTTTGTTGATCTTTTTTATCATCGGAAGATTCGTAATCCATGACAGCTTTCATTATATCATGTCCGACTGATTGATCAATAGGTTTGAATTCCATATTGACACCGAGATTTTTTTTAATGAAACTATGTGACCCTTTGTAATTATCACATTTTTTCAATTCATCATCAATATCTGTTATTTTGATAGGATCAAATATTGTCATCATATCTATTTTTGTACAATATCTGTTACTATTTTTATCTCTAAATATTTTTATTTTATTACTCGTATTATCCATTCGCAGTGTTTTAGTTTTGGCAACACAAACAAATCCGGATTTTTTGTCTGTTTTTTTATAAATCAGAATAATGTCTCCCACACCAATATCGAAATATTTAAATGAACTCATATACATAGGATCGCTTTCTGATAAATGTTTTTTTAATTCATCCCATATATTTCCAGATATTGGATATATCCAATAATTTATATTATTCGTAACACCAAATTCTTCCATTGTAACTTTGTTATTATTTATTATTTATTATTTATTATTTATTATTTGATTAATTATATATCAATTTTTTATTTAAAAAAATTGATATATAAACATCATAAACATTATAAAGATAATTAACTTAAAATACATTAACATTATTAAATAGAATATAAAAATGACCAACAAAAACGAACACAGTCACGAACATGATCATGAACATCACGAACATCATGAACACAGCCACGATCACGGTCATAATTCTGATGACTCATTCTTAGCATATTTTGATGCTAATTCAACATATAAAAATGATAATGGATATAAAACAGGTAAACTTTACAAAGAGGGAAAATTAGTAAGAGATTTTGATGCTGAACGTTCAACCCGTGAACATAAAATGAAATCACTTGAACATAACAAATATTTCAATGAATACTCCACCGAAGACCAAGAAAAAGCAGTAACAAATCCGTATATGTTTTACATCCTCGAAAGATTCACAAATCAACTACTCAGTAGAAAAGAATCGGCAAGTTCAGGTAATAAACCAGACCAAAAACCTGGTAATAATAAGCCAGATAATAAGCCAGATCATAAACCAGATCATAAGCCGGATAACAAACCAAAGCCTGAACCAGTCCATATTAGTGATGAGGAAGATAATTTTGTTGGTCTGTTTGATTAAATTTAATGACATCTAATTAAATTGGAGTCATTTATTTGTTTATTTAATTTAGTTTAGTTTTCTATTATAAATATAAATATAAATATACTAATACTTATATAATGGCAACACTTTATGAGGATGCTGAACTTGAAAATATTATATTGCAATGCCCCGATGAAAATACATATCCCGATCCTATCACAATGATCGGTTCTGATGGCAAGAGATTATATGCATATGTTACACTTGTTATGTTGGGAGATCTATATATAGCGGGCGCCATTGTTCTCGCTCACACTCTCAGATTATTGAATACACAAGCAGATTTAGTCGTACTTGTGACAAATGATGTTAGTGAGGAAGGTAGAAAAATATTATCTTCATTTTTTGATAAAGTTCACATAATTAATTATGTCGATATAACAAATTGGCGCACAAAGAAACAAAAACATAAAAAATACTTGGAAGTTGTTTTTACAAAATTTCATTTATTTGATTTAACCGAATATAAAAAGGTATTATTAATTGATGCTGATGCTCTTGTATTAAAATATCCGGACCATTTATTCACGTTGAACACTCCAGCCGGATGTTTTCTTGAAGATAAAGATTTATTTATTTCATACGATAAGGATGGTAATTATATTTTGCCACCGGATGGCAAAATAAAATGGTACCAAAAATATTGCGCATGTTGTTCTCATGGAAAGTTAATTCCTAAAAATATGACTGATAGAGTTGCATATGATCAAAAAAATTCTGGTATTGGTGGAGGTCTCATGTTACTTGAACCGAAGAAAGGTGAATATGATTCTATCATATCTGACGTATCAAGAGGTAAAATGAAATATCTCGTTGAAAATAAATTTGTATGGCCTGAACAACAATATCTAACGTTACGATATTCGGGAAAATGGCACTCCATTAATCCTAGATTTTTTGGTTTACAAGGATATCCTCACTGGTCAGTACTTTATGGATTACAATATGGTGGCGATAAACCATTTGTATTAAATAGTAAATTTGATATGAGTATTCGTGTAAATTATCCAGATTTTGTGTTATTTCATAAATATTATGGTCAAATTCTCAAGGAACATCCTGAATTTTCTAAAAGTCCAGTGTTAAAAGAATGCAATGAAATGCACAAATATTTTTCAATACCCGTTAAATCTCTATCAAGAACACTGCATGGATATTTTGAAAGACATCATCCTATTGAAAAAAATCATATATTTAATTTTACTAATTTACCAAATCCATATGATATACAGAAATTATTTATGTTTAATAAATTACCTATTGATAATAATCTAAAATATTATTTCACTGATGGACACATTTGTTATCACCAAGCAGAATTAACGCCAATGTTTCCCAATATTAAATCTTACCATTATTTTTCTCCGATTCGTAAATTATCAAAACATTTTAATTCATCCTATTATTTGAATCTGTACAATGATATTAAAAAATATGAATACAAATCAGTTTCTTTGAATGATCTTGTAGATAACAACTACGATCAAAATAAATTGGATGATATTATACTACAGTATATTATGTGTCGTCCAACCTCACGCGTTATCGTATTTATGAAATCTATTGAAAAAATAAAAACTGTTATCAACGAATTGAAAAAAAGTGGAAATATATATTACACGAGACATATACACTTATCACCAACAGGAATTAAAAATTTATTATTTTGGGTATTTGATGAATATTCCTTTTATGACAGACAAAAACTAATAAAAAATAATTTAAAAAATAATAATTATAACGATAAAATAACACTAATTGTTTTCGATCCTCACCCACAAAAAGAAGGAGATATAAATTTGAATGGTTTTGCAACATATCTACATAATTTTGTAAATGGTTTGAACGGAGAAAATAATTTTACATATGTCAGTAATAATTTTTATCAAACTGTAAATTGTTGTAAATTATTACTAAATAATAATTCAATATCAATGTTAGAAAATCAAACAATTTTATTAAATGATGCAATGAATCAAGTTCAATTAATTAATCATTATAAATTGCAGACATTAATAAAATGGCTATATTCGAATATGAGTTTATTAGAAATGTCTAAACTTATACTATTGAACAGTTTTGATATAATTAGTTCAACAAATGATTTTGGAACGATTGATGTATTATATGTCGATCCAGCAAATGCAGAAATGGAACAATTATTATATGACAAATTTGAAAATGATGAAACCAGGATTGGCATTGCTAATATGAATGTTCAAAATAGTAAATTTTGGAAAAAACCTGTCGATATCGGAGAAAAATTATTAGACTTCCTTAAAATAAACATAGATGATATATTAACAAATCCCACATATTATTTTTATTATCAAGGAATAAAACTTTGTGCACCTAATGTAGAAATTCCTCGTAGATTACTAAATGGTTCGCCTTCTGACTACGCTGATTTAGTTGTTATGCTCTTACTTTGTCCTGTATATGCAAATGAATATATCACAATTAGTGACAAAAATAAATTTATCATAAAAAATAATAAATTAAATAATATAAATCCCGATATAACACGTGAATTCATTCAAAAAATATATGACGTTATTAATAAAAATTATAAATCACTCGAATTAAAAAATGAAAAATCTTTAATGAATTTTTTCACAAAATAAAAATATAAAAAAATAAATAAGAAAATAAAATAAAATTAAATAGTTGAAAAATCAACCATTAAATGGTACTTACTTCCTTTCATTTTATGTTCTCGAATCATTGGAATTAATTTATATACATCATCCAATTTGATAAAACTCAATCCAATAATTTGATCATTGAATTCAGTAGATTTTTCTATTCGAGTGATAAAATCTATCATTTCTTTTTTAGAACCGTAAACAATACATCCTACTTTTTTCTTTCCTTTTGCTTTTGTTGTTGGTCGTTTTTTTACAACACCGACATATTCCATTTGACTTGCCTTACAATGAAACCAAGTAATATTATCCGAACCCGTTGCATTTGTATCAGAAACCTGAACAATACAATTAGAATCACGAGGAGTAAACCGAATCTCTTCTTTAAGTTCTCCAACTACTGCATCGAATGGTGTCTCATTTCGTTCAATACAACCTGTTACGAAAATCTGTGTATCTCCGCCATTGCCCCATCCACCTTTACCGTAAGTTGGACATATAATATATGTATCATTTGGATCTGGAAAAATAATATTATCAAGTACATATTCAGGAAAACCTAAAATATGTTGGCTAATAAGCCATTTTTTATCAGTTCCATAAATATCATCTTTTTCAGAATTAAATGCGCGAAACATAACACGATACATTGTATTAAACGATCTACATAAATTCATTGTTCTGAATGTTGCAGGTTGATACTTTCTACTTTTAAATTCTTGTTTAAAATCTTCCGGAATATATTTTATGAATTTTATTTCCATAAACAATTTATTCGTTTAGTCGAGATAAGACGAATAAAGTCATTAAATATAATAAATAAAAAAAGAACAATCATATAATACAATATTCAATTTTTTAATTAAAATAAATAAACATTGTTTTTATTTGACAACTTATACAGTTTATCTAATTTGTCAGATTTGTCACATTTGTTAGATTTGTCAGATTTGTCAGATTTGTCAGATTTGTCTAATTTTGTGACAAGAGTATTTAATTTATCGATAACAACTTTATTAATTATTCTAAAATTTACTTCTTTTTGTTTCATATATTTATAGAAATCATTTATCGGAATCCAGTGTACAGTTCTCTCAATATTGTCATGAATTTCTTTTGTACCAAATTGTTCAGATGTTAACGTTTTTTCATATTTTGATGCTTCAATAATGAATACTGCATATTTTGAATATTTTGTGTAAAAAAAAGATTCGTTTTTAATTCTTTTCATGATGGAATCATATTTTATTAACCCATTTGATTCTTCACTCGCTTCCCGTGCAACTGTTGTATATATGTCTTTATCTTGTTTATCTATTGTTCCTCCTAAATCTTCCCATCTTTCTCTATTCTTGATCAACAATAAATCTACATCTCCTTCATCGTTAGTTTTGTATAAAATTACACCTCCTGCATATATATCATTTCCTTCTGTTTTGAATGAATATCGTTCTTTGTTCATAGTGGTATAGTATAAACAGTTGTTCGTTTATATGCATACACTATAAAATTATTTATAAACAAATAATATATTTATCAAATTTTTTATATTTAATATTTTATAACTTTACGGTTCTTTTGTGGATAATATAATAGGGATTTGAATTATTATGTGAACTATATGAACTTGTACTCGTGGTATTATGACTATAATGAGTTCCTCTATTTCCATTTTTATACCAATTATTATAATTATAACCATATAAATTGCTATAGTTATGATGACTATATTCATTACCTAATCTATGTCCGGATCCCATTCTATCCCAATAATCAGTGGTCACATTTTCTTCCAAGTCTGATTTAAATTCTTTAATAAATTGATGTTTTTCTTTGAAATTTTCAATTAGTTTCTGAGGAATTTTATTACCACTAATATCAAATTCGATTACTGTTTTTGGTAATGTCATTGTGAAACTTGTGAACTCATTTTGGGCCAAATCAATAGTTTTAATTCCTTCATGAAAAGTACCAATAAATGCAATATTATTGTACGATAAATCAACCGAAACTAGTGTTGATGGTAAATTTGTTACAACATATTTTAAATTATTTGAATATGCAACAAAAGAAGTCAATTTGCTAGGTATTGGCAATCCTCGTATATCATCCAATTGACAATTATTACAATCTAATTCTACTATTCCTTCAGGACATCCAGTTAGTGATCTTATTTTATTGCCAGAAATATCGAGTCTTGTAAGATTGGGATTTAAACGGGGCATTGATGTTAATGAATTTTTTTTAACAATCAGTGTTTTTAAATTGTCAAGATAAAGAGCATTTGTAATTTCTTTAATATAATTTTCCCCTACATCGAGCTGCTCTAATTTTTTCGGTAAATTCTCAAAATCTATTTCACTTATTAAATTATCCGACAAACTCAGTCTATCTACGGATTCGGGTATATCACCTTTACTAATATTTTTAATTTTATTCCTTGTAACGTACAATAATGTAACATTGGGAGGTATATTTTTTAGTTCTTTCAATCTAACATTTATGAATTTCAATGTGGTTAACCATACATATTTTTGTAGTATTTCAGGCACACTATAGAATTCACACACTGCATTAAATACAAGAGTATCCTTTTTATCCACAAGATTTTCATACAATAATTTTATTGTCGGCTCATCATATAATTTTTCGGCATCCATTCTGTATAGAGCATCATATATTAGTCTATCTTCTTCTATTAAGCAGTTCCTAAAAGGATCCGTCTCCTTATTGTATACATCATCTACATTAGTAATATCAACTGTATTAGTTGCCGATACTTGCATATCATAAGCGTCAATTGAAGAAAATTGAACAGTTTTATCTTGAGTTGGATCATAACTTTCATAATCGACATAAATTTTTGGCACATTTTGATTTTGATTTTGATTTTGATTTTGATTTTGATTTTGATTTTGATTTTGATTTTGATCTTCATCTGAATTTATTAGATTTGCATCAAATAGTTCTTGCATTTCTGCAAGATCGGGAATGTCTTCGCTATCTATAAAATTTTCTAGACTCGAATTATTTCTTCTTAATTTATTTGTGAGATTTTTTATCGAGGCATCTGAAGAATCACTATCTACATCATTCATATCGTTTAAATTATTTGAATTATTTGAATTATTTGAACTATCTGAGACATTGTCATAATCATCACATATTAAATCTGGATCATTATTAATTAATTTACTAAGATTTATAGTTTCCATATTGTTATAAAACTATTATAGGATAAATATATTTTCTTATCAACTTGATAGCATCAGGTTATAATTTCAATTATCAATTTTTTTATATTATAATGATTTTTTTAATTAGCTTTTTAATTTATATATATATATAAATTATGGAATCTATTAGTGTAGATCTATCGGACAGAATTATTGATAATAATGATTATGAAATACTATTGCAACCCAATGAACGATTTAATTTGACTGATATTATGGTATGTTATTCAGATGGTATCGACACTAAAGTTGTTCCGCTCGATGTAATGAAAAAGTTTCCAATATTGTATGACGTTATGGAAATAATAGAAGACAATAAAACAAATAAAAAACATATCTCACTCGCATTGTGTCCATTTACTCTCGCAACATGTCTTTATGAAGAAAAACTAATTCCTACACAATATGTTAATAATTCGTGTTTAGTCGTCCGCACTTTAACTGATAAAACATCTTTCGACATTGTTCAAGGTTCAAAATCAATAGTGCGATATGAAGTTAGTATAAAAACATTGCGTAATGTTTTTACAGATCATGTGCACGCTAAATATATTTCAGTAAATAAAAAAAAAATCGACAAATTTACCAATATTATCGATGATCAAAATTATTATAACGACAATACATTAATATATGACAAAACCTCGGACACTGATTATAAAAATAATAAAAATATAAATAATAATATTGTTCCCAAGATGCTTGTCCATGTAATTGTATACATATCGTCAATTACACAGAAACATAAATCGACAGTTATTGTAGGAAAGAAAAGCGTTGATTGGTATGATATTCATCAATCTGGTGTGAGTCGATATCTTGACGATCAAGCTGATATGTTGACTGAAAAAAATGGTTTTATAATGCCTATTTTATGGTTCGCATGGAAATCATTTTTTCCAGATTCAAAAGTTATTTTCATTTAATTACTTTAATAATTTTCGATGGCACTTATTAAATTCATTGTATTGTCTAATAATTTTATCTGGTGATCACATTTTTTATCCATTTCTGAATTACTAAATAAATAAAATATTTTAAATTTAATAACCGGATTTATTGGCACATTATCTATTTTTCTATTAGATAACATATAATGATTCAGTATATCTCCTATAATTGGTTTATCATATATAAATATTTTCTGTGATGAATAATCGTCTCTTGCTTTCGTATACATTGATTTTAATACATTTTTATCTCTATATATATTTTCGTAGTGTTCTAAATCAGTCTCTTTTTGATCATAAAATTCTTTATACAATTCGTAATTTAATTCTCTGATATTTTCTTTTTGTTTTGTAAAATCTAGGCTCGTATCTTGTAATGTCGCCAAACTATTTTTAATTTCTACATCAGATTTATTTAATACATTTTTTGATAAGAACTTAATTAATCCAACAATATTCTCATTTATATATATTCCTTCGTATGGAGCAGCGAATGAGTTGTAATTAACTAAATTTGTTAAAAAATAATCTATCTCAGATCCATTTGGATCAGCTAATATTTTTTCAACTCTTTTATTATCCAAGTATTTATTCAAAAATTCTCTCTTCTCTTCTATTGTTCCATTTTTAAGATTATTCAAATAATTTGTTTTATAATACTTATTACTTATATTTTCACTTATTTTTTCCAACACATCAAAACGTCGTGATAAAATTAATCTATTCATTAAGAAAAATGCAAGTACACCTTGATATTGTATTGAATTTATTTCTGTAGGTATTTGTCTCTTATTTACTACTTGAACATCCAATCTAATAATATTTTCTTGTCCAGGATATATTTTATTATAATTATAATTTGAAATCATTTCAAATTGTTTGTTTCGATTCCAATTATCATCATTGAAATCATATAATTTAGTTAATTTATTTACTGTAAAATTTCCGTAGCTAAATCCTTCATCTTTAAATATCACTGAGCTTGAATTAGATTGCATTGAGTCAGATTGTGTGGTATCAACAATTTTAGTGCGATCTTTTTTATCGAGACTGTTAAATGTATCAAATATAATCGATGGTGTTAATATACTTATCCCCAATGGATTTATCGCCATTGACGCTAATAAACTTTTATCAAATGGTGTGTTATATTGTGCCCTAATATGACTTTTCTCCAAGAATCTATCAACGTATGTCTGAACTATTTCTTCTCGCCCGGGTAAATCAATAATTATAAATGGTACATATTTATTTTCACCATTTCCACCTACAACATATAACAACAAATCATACATTATAATTGATCTTGAACTATCTGGATTATTCGGAGTTATTCTAATTCTACCGGCTTTTTTTCTGATATCATCCATTTTATCAACAAAACTACTAAAATTTTTGAATACATTTATAATTTGTTGTCTGCCATTTATATCAAAATAGTTTGTTTCGTCCTTTACATATCCCATTATATTATCTACTTCTTTTGATTCCGCTATAACCAAATCATTTGTATCATGTCCTAGATTTATATTATGATAAATAATTTTTTGATATATATCACCTTTCCAATAATGAGGATATTGTACACCTTTGCCGTATAATTCATATACACGTATTTTAACTTTATCAAGACCCCTAATATTATTCAATGTTGCTTGTAATATACCTTCTTTATTAAGAATTTTTGACCCAAATAATGTATATGTTTTACCTGTCCCACTATATCCATATGTCATTAACATTATACCCTTTTGTTGTGATAATTGGGTTTCTAATGTCATATATTTTGATATAACACCATTTTGCGGAAAATTTTCCGTATCGAATACTTCTGTAAATAATACATCCTTTTTATTTATGAACGTTGTGTAGAGACCGTTGTCCGGCAGTATTTTTGTACACGTTTTAATATTAATATCAAGTTTTCTCGCATCACTTTTATCTTGTTTGAATAATTTGTCCGTATCTGTCTTAATCCAATCATTGATTCTGGCATATATTGTAACCTTGTTCTGAATAATTTCATTATATGATTCCAATATATCTTTAAAATGATTCAAAATTAAAAAAGTTTCGTATACTGTTCCAGTGCATTTATTTATTTCAATTATTTGTTCAGTTTTGGTTGTATCCACAAGAAATTGACAAAATTTAATTAATTTTTTTAATGTAACATAATGATATATACTAAAATAACGAATATCGGGACGATCATAATGTGTTCCTGATTTTATTAATTTCATAATATCTAACATAATCGTTAAATAAAATTGTATTATTCCCTTACTCATATATTTGTATAACATCACATTATCGACAATCGGATCTGATAACATTGTGATGTATATTATATAATTATTTTGTCTTATTTTTAATTGCGTGTATGCATCTATTTTATTCTTTGCTTCACCCATTTCTATATTCGTTATTTGCAATAATGAATCAAATTTAATTAATAATTCTGTTGTCTTATTCATAACAATATTCTCTTCATATGAACCTCCCGTTTTTGATATAATTGATTGTGAAAAATCACCACCATTTTGTTTTTGTTTTTGTTTTATATATTTTGTTATGATAGTATCTAATTTGGGACCCGAATTAATAAGATTATAGTCTATATCATCAATGTTTACGATCTTGATTGATTCAAATAACATTTTATAAATATTACTCAAATCCATTATATTTTCTGGCTGGATCAGGGTTTTTCCAGATTTATTTATTTTTTCAAAACGTGTTGTGTAATTATATATATTATTTACTTCATCATTCGGTACAAACGAAATATTTTTTTTATTAAAATCTAAAGATCCATCTAGTTCTTTTATTTTTTCCTTGTATAATTTATTTGTTTGGACAAGATATTTATAAAATTCCTCTAATTTTACCATATTTTGCTCAATTTGTTCATTTATTTCTATCACAATGTCATTATATTCAACAGTTTTATTTATAGGTATTGATTCAATAATTTTTTTCTGATTATTTATAAATGTAGTAAATAATACTATGATATTTTTCCAATTTGCAGAACTATTTGTTATCATTATTGATTCTGGTATCATTTTTTTATAATTATATAAATCAATATAATGGCCCTCAATATAATAAATTAATTCTTTTTTGTATTCATTTATCTTATTAACAAATTGTTTGTATGTTTCTGTATTTTTTACGATAGTTTTATTATTTGATTTTTTCTCTATTTCCGTCAATTCTTTGACATAAGTATCTAGTTCCTTCTGAAACTCTTTTGTTTTATCATAAATGGGTTGTATACTTTCAAACACTTTTTTATTTGTTTGTATTTTAATATCAATATCGGCCATTTTATTGATAATATCCCCACCCAATTGACCATATTGACCATATTGACCATATTGACCATATTGACCATATTGACCATATTGATTATATTGACCATATTGATTATATTGACTATATTGACCACGTTGATTATCATGTGGCTGTATATTATCCAAACTATTTAACAATATATTCTCTAATTTATTCGTTATATTCAGTATTTTTTTTTGCGTATATCCACATCCATCTTTGATATATGCCAATAATATATTATCAATTATATTTATATCATTCATATCAATTAGATATATGTCATATATCTATCAGATATATTTATTTTAATATATTTTGAATTAACTTTCAAATAAACAAATTACTTCCCTGTTATTATATTTATGAAATCACCTGTGCTATTCAATAAATTAATTTGATACTCACATTTAAGATCTCTTGTAACTTCATCTTTATAATTTCCAAATAAATAAAATACTTTGTAATCATTAATTTTAGTTATATACGGATCCAATATTTCTGTAATTAATGGTTGTTTGAAATTGAATATATAATTAGAGTGATATGATGTTCTAACTTTTTCATATTCATCTATCATATTATCGATATTAAACTTTAAATTATCACTGTATTCGTCCTTTAATTTCAATTTAAGTGGCACATCTGCGATGTTTTCAAAATCATAAAACTCTTGTATTTCTTTTGGTGTTACGGTCGGATTGGACATTAACCATACACGACTAACTTTTTGTTGGAAACTGAAATCAAGTCTATCATTCTGTTTATGAATCTGTTCGTTTAAAAATTTATCTCTATCAACTTCTTCTTTTATCATTTTACCTGCCAAATATTTAATTAATCCAATAATATTTTCATTTATATAAATACCTGTAAACGGAGTCAAATAATAATCATACTCCAATATACTTTTAAGTTCAGCCTTTATGATTGGCATATCAGCATCCGATATAATTATATTTGGATTTTTATGGATGACACTTTCAACTACCCTTCGGAATTCACTAACTTCGCTTCTAATTACACGTTCTCCTTTAAATCGTGTGCTTAATAAATTATCTGTTATGTCTCTTATTTCTGTTACATCTTTCATATTATCAACATATTTATCTATCGAATCATTTATAAATTCTTTGCATATTTTTTGGTATATTTCTTTTATTATATCAAATTTATTTAACATTATTAGTCGATTCATGGCATGAATACTTAATAATGAATAATATTGTGATTCATTTTGTCTAGCTGGTAAATAACCAAATCCACGAAATCCTTTGCTTTTAATACCTCCTATTAAATCATAAACTGTTGTACCAACTCTATTAATTAATTCTTCATCAAATGTAAAACCATTTTGACCCACAGGATTTACTACATAGTATTTATCATCTTTGCCCTTTTCCACAATATATTTTTCTCTAATCATGTCAAGGTAGGTTTTATTATCATATCCATGGATTTTTTCTGTTTCAATTTCTTTGTTAAGAGGAAATCTAAATGGAAGTCTATCATTTAATATATATTTATATTTGTTATCAATGAATTTGTAGATGTTATCTTTTACATTGCCATAAAAAATAGGTACAGCTATTGGATTTAATGCCATAACCGACAATAAAAATTGTATAACAAAATATTGAGAATTCAAATTATTATCTTTTCCTAAATTCAAAATATGTCTTATTACAGGACTATTAATGTATGGATTAATATATGTTTCAATAATTTCTTCACGACCTGGTAAATCAACGATTATAAATGGCACCGGTTTATCCATATCTTCAAGATATATTTGAAAATCATATAATATAACTGATCTCGAACTAACTCGATTATTTGGAGTTTTTTCAACTCTTGGCACAAAATCTTTTTTCTCAAATATTTCTTTACGGGGGTCTTTTCCTTCACGATAATTTTCAACCTGTCCAATAAATGCATCAAAATTACGTAATACATTGAGAGCTGAATCTTTTGTTATTTCAAAATATGTGCTCCCTTTAGTGTCCTTATCGGGGAGATTATCATTTGTGTAATCCGCTATCTCCTTTGCATTGTATCTTATGACATTATCAAATTTCAGATTACCTGATGTATCGTATGTGAGACTATAATGATAAATTCTGTTATCTATTTCGTTCATTCTACTCGATCCATCCGGTGCCGACCAATAATGAGGATATGCCATTCCGTAGCCGAATATTTCATATAGTCTAAAATGTATTTTTTTAAGTCCGTTTATGCCATTGAGTGTTGCTTGTAATACGCCTTCCTTACCTATATCTCTCGATCCAAATAATGTGAATGTTTTTCCGGTGCCACTGTAACCGTATGTCATAACAGCTACACCTTTACCCTTTGCTATTTGCGTATCCATTGTCATATATTTCGATATGTCACCATTTGATGGGAAATTTACGCTATCAAATACTTCTGTAAATTTATAATTTGTTTCTTTATTTTTGTTATCTTTACTAAATAAAGGTGGACATGTATCTTTATTACTTTCTATCCACATTGTAGCAGTATTCACTGGATTAGTATCTTTTTTATCTAATATTTTGTGTTCATAATCTGATATAAAAACTTGTTTTTGAAATGTATTTTTTGCATTGGAGTTAGTTGTATCATAATCTTTTTCATAATTATATCCGATGTCATTTATTCTTGCATATATGGTTATTTTATTTTGAAACATTTCATTGTATGACTCCAATACTGTTTTAAAATAATTAAACAATATAAAACAATCATACACTTTGCCAGTACATCTTCTAATATCGACTACATCCTTCGCACCTAATTTTCCACTAATCCAATTCATAAAATTATATAATTTTTTTATTGTAATATAATGATATTTCCTCATATACAATACATCTTCATTCGTTGAACTAGTTTGACTTGAATTAATCGAATCTATCTTTTTAACAATATTATCCAATATACGTCTAAAAAATTCGATTGTTCCTTTATTGATATAATTATAAACAACATATCCCGACGTAAATATCTGGTTTGTCGATATTAATATCAAAAATGCATTATGCATCGTTACATACATTTGGTATGTATTATAGAATACAACTTTTGCTCTGTATTCAGTTTGTAAATTTCCATATATTGTTCCTATTTCATAATATTTGTTTAATTCTTTTTCAACTATCTCTATATTTTTCGCCCCCCCTGCCATATATGGTGGTTCCGGCAACTGTGTTTGACTCATTTGTAATCCAAGATTTTGAGTTTGTTTCTTAATCATTGATCCGAAATCAGGTTGATATATGTCGTTAATATTTGTTAGTACAGATTCTTCATCATTGACACCATTGACACCATTGACACCATTAACATTGTCAATATTCAACAATCTTGTTAACACATCAAGTTTATCTTTTGTGATATCTATTGATACTAATAAATTATTCGATATACGAGTAGTATAAGTTCCATCAAAATATGGGTCTGGTAATTTGTATTGTTCTTTCAAATTATATTCAAGAGTCTGAACTTCATCATTATATACATCTATATATGTACGTTCCTTTATTTTCTTAGCCATCAAGTTTTCATATTGCGATTTCATTTTCATCACAAAAATTTCTAAATTTTTATCGTTTGAATAATTAATTTTTGATATCAGATTATTTAATTCTGTTATATCAATAACCTTTTTGATATCTGTTTCGGTAAATTCCAAGTTTTCGTAACTGTTTTTAAGTGTTTCAATACTTGTATTGATACTTTTGAGAACACTAGTTATTTGCTCCGTTTTTTTATTTATTTGCTCATTTCGATTTGTTATTTCAATTGATAATTTATCTAATTCAGTATCAATATTCAATCCTACTTTATCATGCCGTTGTTTTATAGAATCGAAACGTTTTTTAAGTTCATCGAAAATATCATAAAATAATGATTTGGTATTATCATCGACATACATATATTCATTCATATCCCTGTAATTAAACGGTAAATACATCTCGACTTTCCTTGGAATTATTTCGAATCCATGTTCCATATTTTTAATGTTTGTCGCCATAATATCAAAACTATTCTGGATTCGATCGCCCTCTAGAATTCTACTTGTTTCACCTATATCTTTATCCTTAATTTTATTTATCGCTTCGTGAATTTTATCAAGTTCTTCTGTCATGATTTTAACTCTTTTATCAAAATCCGGTATTGCCTGAATTTTTTCATATTGCTTAGTTAATTCAAATATTTTTAGTAATTTTTTTGCAAATTCATTATCTTTAGAAATTCTATTGTCATCTTCACTGTGGGCACCTCCGCTGATTAAATACTCAGAATTTTCTAAATTTAATTTATTTGATTTATTTAATATATTTTCAATGATGGGATATTTTTTGATTTTACAATTAATAAATTTTTTCATGTTATTGCGAAAATCAATTACATTATTATGGTCACATTTCATATCATTTTTCATATCACTCAATCGATTATTGAGATAATCATAATAATTGTTATTATTCATATAATTTTAGTATCTTAATACAGATATATATATATTATATTAATATATATATATATTATTCATATTATGTTCATATTATGTTCATATTCTATGGAGAACTACAAAAATAAAATGTTCTATCATTAATAAATTTATAATAGATTCAGAATTATATACGTCAATAACAATATTTTTTTGGGGAGAAGCACTTATATTACTTTTATTTATTTCTGTTATTATGTTCTCCAATAAAAAAATAGATCTATTTAAAAACAATTTAAAATATTTATTAAGTTTTTGCATTTTAACATTTCCTTTTATATTTTTAATTACATTATAGAACTCTTCAATTTGATAAAACATTAAATATGGTGTAAATTCTTCTATTATTTTGGAATTATATTCGCTTATAACCGTTGATTCATACATAAGATATAATATCGTATCGAAACTTTTGATATAATATATATCTAATTTATTATGTAGTTCGTTATATTTACCTTTTATTGTGTATATTTTTTTAATTAATTCTTGAAGTTTATGTATGAAATTAGTGGAGTCTGTTTTATATACTGAAAAATATCTAATAATTTCATCTACATTTTCCGTATACAATCCGCCGACCTGTTGAGATTGAGATTTAACTCGGTCGTTAACGTGTCTTTCCAGATACCAAGTAGGTTTTTGCAATATGTCATAAATATCATCAATAGGATTGTTTTTAATAAGAACAAGTAAATCTTCTACTCGAATGTCTAAATTAATAAATGGTTTCAAAATGTATGAGTTCTTTCTAGTTTTATCATATAATTCGGTCTCCATCCGTCGGACTTTTATTCCGTAATCAAGTTTCATTACATTGTAGTCATTTCCATACTGTGATATATTTTCTAGTAATTTTATGTATTTATCGTAATTATTCTCTTTAACAACAACATATAAATCATTAAGTTTCTGATACATATCAAATGAACTTTTATATTTATCTTCTTGAATTTTAATTTGTAACGCTTCAGAATCAAATTGCCTATTCATATCCCACATTTTTGTTTCAAGTTTTTTATTTTCTTCCGTTCTATAAACAATTTCAGTATCATTTTCTTTAATTGTTTTATGGAGAAAATTTATTTCTCGGTAAATATCGTTTATTTTATCGTTCCTATAATTTTTACTATTAATTTTTTTTAATTTTTGTATTATTTGTTCTATTTGATCTTCAACTCCAACTAATTTTCCTAATTGCAATTTTAATTCTTCATGTTTCGATGCTGGTTTGAATGGGAGAACTTTATTTTTGAGATAATTGTAATCAACAAAGGGTCCCTTTACTTTGTCAAATGCAGCATAAATTCCATCTTCATCTCTCTCTAACTCATGTAGATCATGTTCTAATGGTTTCTTTATTTCTGTAATTTCTTTTCGTATATTATTTTCCAAGTGATTTATTTGTCTCTTTAGTGCGTCGTTTGTAATATCGTGTTCTACTATAAAATCTTTATTTCGTTGAATGATTTCATCATCGATCCGTGTTCCCATTTTAATTTCATAAAGAATTTTATTATAGGTATCAATCCTTTTTTTTGTTGCATCTAATTCTTTCTCAAGGATAATTTCTATATCATTTTTAATTTTATATAAGTTGTCCTCGTTGAACGGTAAAATATCTATCTTAAAATATCTATTAAAATTTTTAATTAATTCTGTATATTTTCTTTCACTTTCCAATAGTTGATTAACTGTACCTTGATCCATTGTACGTATTTTATCTATTAGTTCAATATCTTCTTGTGTATTTACAATATTTACCATAAGTTGCCCAATATTATCATTAATACTACTGATTGTTATATATTTAACAGATTCATCATTGGAGTAATATATAAATTCATTTAATTTTATCATTTGTTTTGAAAGAATATTATTTATCTTATTCACTTTTACAATATATTCGTCAAAAATTTTTAATTGATGCTTTATTTTTGTTATCAATATATCATAATATTTAGAAGAGTCAGTATATTTATCATTAATTATTTCTATTTTACCACTCACAGGATCATTTTTAATACTACTAATATATTTCTCAAAAAAATTTTTATCAATATCTAAATTTATCTTGTTAGGACTAATACCATATACTTTTTTAAATGGATCATACATTTTTTCTAGATTTGTTTTGAATTTATCCAATGTTTCTATCATTTCTTCTAGAGTCTTAAACTGTGTTCCCACTGATCCAATATTTGGATTTTCTCCGAAGATCAATATATCATTCATTGTCTTCTTTATTATATTTATATCATCCGCTACAACCGACAAGCTCATTTAATAATTTAATTTTAATATTTATTTATATAAATTGGGTAAGATAATATTGCAACTAGTAGCAAATAACTTTATATTTCTTTATACTTTTCAAAATAAAATTGATTTTTTTATGTTTAGAACAATTGTGTTTTTATTTAATTTCATTACATGTAATACCGATGTAAAATGAAAAAAAGAAAACCTCCTTCGCATATTTTTAAACTTTTTATTGTTTATAATAATACTGATTTTCTTCTCTCTGTTCATAAAACTGTTCACATTAAAAATAATCTTATTTCTGATTTTAATAAACATTTAATACTCTATCACAAAT